AATATTCACACAGGTATACCCCAAAACCAGCAGACAATATGTAATTACCATATAAATGATTTTTCCATTCTGTGGCCAGTCGGGTCTTGCCCAGAATGTCATAACAAGAAGGATCGCTGTAATTGGAGCCGCTACTAACAGCCATGGACGGTACCGTCCCCATTTCGATTTTGTTTTATCCGTAAGCCCCCCGACAATTGGATCATTGATTGCATCCCAGAATCTTGAAAAAAGCATAAGCGCTGACACAGCCGCCATACTGATTCCGAACACGTCTGTATAAAATATCATCAGAAAATTACTTACGAACATCCAGCTGAAATTACATCCAACATCACCAAACCCATATGCAATCTTACTGATCAGCGGTACTTTTCCATTTTTGTTTTCGCTACTCATATGTCCCTCCTATTTTTATCAGAGTTTCTGACAAAACTCTATTCTTTCCTCATTTGGTCCCTTAATCATAAAAAACTTCACACCCTTTTCCCAAAATGGCAGTTCTTCGATTCCATCTGTAATAACTGTGTATTTTTCATTGCAGATTTTCTGATACATACTTTCAATGTCTTCCACATCAAGTGCTACATGTTGGTATGCACCGTCTGACATTGCCGCCTGCCCATTTTCAAAAGTTTCTATACAGTAATTTTTTATCTGTAAAAATGCCACTTTTTCCCTTGCTTTTTCATTATATGTCTGCATAATTACTTCGAATCCAAGACTCTTATAAAACTCAACTGTTTTCTGTAAATCGTTTGTCGGGAGCCCGACATGGGCTACTCCGACAATTCCATATTTATTTTCCATACGAACTCCTTACTTTTCATTGACGTTGATAATTACTTTCATCGTTGTCTCGCGGTTATCATCAATATACTGGTATGCCTTCAGATAATCTTTAAAAGCAAATGTCTTTGAGATAAGCGGTTTCAAATGAACTTTTCCCTCATTTACCAGTCTGATTCCATCTATGTAATCATCATGGCGGTACATCATCGTGCTCTTAATGTCAAGTTCGTGATCATTTGCCACTGCAAGATCTACTTCTGCCATTCCTGCAAAAACAGCCACAAGTACAATCGTGCTTCCTTTTCTTGCATATTTAATTGCCTGTCCCATTGTGATATTGTTTCCGGCACAGTCGTAGATCACATCCGCCTTATCCGGTCCAAATGCTTCGATCATTGCCTCACCGAAGTCTTTATTTAGGGTATTCACACACACATCAATTCCACATTCTTTTGCCTTTGCCAGTCTAAGATCACTGATATCTGTGATCATCACTTTCGCTGCCCCCATTCCTTTTGCTGCCTGTGCCACGAGATTTCCAATCGGTCCTGCTCCAAGGACTGCAATATTCATGCCAGCCACATCGCCCATCTGTTTTACACCATGGACTGCCACAGCAAGAGGTTCGATCATAGCTCCTTCTTCATAGGACATATCTTCTGGAATCGGTGTTACTTTAGATGCATCCACTGCAAAATACTCAGATGCTGTTCCTGTCGTCTGAAATCCCATTACTTTTAATTCCTCACAGAGATTATACTTTCCATGACGACATGGATAGCAATGTCCACAATATACCTGCGGCTCTATCGTCACCTTCTGTCCCACATGAAACTCTGTGACATTTTTTCCAAGTTCTGTAATCTCACCGGAAACCTCATGTCCCTGTGTTACCGGATATTTTGTAAACGGATGTTTTCCATGATAAACATGAATATCTGATCCACAAACACCAATATTCATAATCTTTACCAAAACCTGATTTTCCTTTACCTCCGGAACCGGAACCTCTCTGAAAATAATTTCTCCTGGATTTGTCATTACCTGCTGTAACATAATTGTTTCCTCCTTTTTTATGTTGTTTTATTTTATGTTTTATAAATTGTTTTATTAAAGTAATTACATTATTACCTTGTAAACACAATTTGTCAATATGTTTTTTCATTTTTCTATATATTTCATAATTTCAAAATCTATTTTTTGTGTATTTTTCACAATTAATACGCAAAAAAAACGGAAAGGAAACCGTAGTTACTGTTTTCTTTCCGTTTTTTACTATAATATGATATGAGGATCAAAAAATTTACAATTCACCCATATGTTTTGTAAAAAAGTATTTCGCAGCTCCAACAGCTGACGCTTCTTTCTTATACGAACAATTTTTCAAGTATGAAACATCATGCTCAAAGCCATTATATGCCATCACTTTTTCTCCCAGTGGTATCATATAATCTGACAATACACCTCCCACATCACCTCCTAGTATTATATCCATATCATATGCCATCCGCAGATTTGATATCAAAACAGCAAGATGATCCAGATACTCATTCCATGTCTGCAAAACTTTTTCATCACCACTTTCAATTTTTTCCATAAATGCATCCAGTGACTGCCTGTTATCTTGTGTCAGTACACTTGCAGCACAATATGCATCTGCACATCCTGATTTGCCACAATAACACTTTCTTCCACCGGGAACGAGTATCATGTGACCAAACTCCCCTGCTTTCTGGTTCTGCCCTCGAAACAGCTTTCCATCTATGCAGAATGCACCTCCTAAGGTGTGGTTCAGAGACAGATATATCGCATTTGGATACTTTTGTTTTTTTTCTGCAAGCATTGCAGCATTAGCATCGTTTTCAAAATATACCGGAATTTCGAGAGCCTGTTCTAAAAAGCGCAGACTATAATTCTCTATACCTAAAGCATGGGATTTTAAAACGATCCGTTCTTTCTGATCAATAATTCCCGGAATCGCCACTCCTATCCCAAGCAGCGTATCCTTCGCTAATTCGCCTTCAAGAAAAGTTTTGACCTTTTGTGCCACCTCTGTACAATAGGATAATTCTGCCGTAAATTTTAAGCGGATGCGATCTTTTTTTATAATCTCATCTCCAAGATTTACTAATACCATTTCTATATGATTCGCTGTAATCAAAATTCCCATTGCATGACAGTATGACTTATTAATTCCTATACTTTTTGCCTTCCTTCCACCGGTTGAAGCATATTCCCCAGTTTCTTCCAACACCCCTTTTTCTAACAAGTCATTCACATTTGCTAATACAGTCGGCATACTCAGGTTTAACTCTTTTGCGATTCCCGCCTTGGATGTAACATGATTGTTTAGAACATAATTAATTATTTTTTTTCTTGTTATATTTTTTTTATCTTTATTTTCCGTTTTCTTACCCTCTTTTATTAAATATATTATAAAAGAATTATATGCTTTTTTATTCTTCTTGTAAAGTAATGTTTTATAATAAATCTCCGACAGAATTTATCTTATAAACAGCCAAAAACTCCTGAAGGAGCTTTCCACGCTTTAGATATACACCAATTCTTTTAACACAATCTCTTCTGCAATATTACGAATACCTTTTACCAATCTGCCAGCTTTTATCCTAGTTTGGACAATAAAACACAAGTCTCTATATGGCACGATACCTTCTGATTGATGTCAGTTTTCGGGAACCAATCCAGACTAATATAGAGTGTTGCAAAATATCTCCGTTTGTTTGCGGAAACATATCAACAAATTCTGTAGCCAAAAAGTATTGATACATTTCGTTATCCATATCACAGTCTGAACCTCGCCCGTCCACAGAAAAAATTCAACTTTTTTATTCGTTCCTACTATTATAGTGATTCCAACATAAAAGTCAAATTTAACAGAAAACCGCCATCGTCTCCACCTTGTCTGTTCTTCGTACATAGAACAGGTCAACAGCTGTTTTTCGCCACGACTGATGCCCCAACTCCCATGCACTCGACCTTGGCAAGTTGAAATTTTAATGTCGATGCTGCTACTTCTTCGCATTCTCTTCCAGTTCCAGCATGTACTTATCAAAGTCAGACATGAACAGCCTATCTTGAATAACACGATATTTTTCAAATTCAGTTTCAGCTTTTGCCTTGGCAATCTCAGCAGTGATTTTGCCTGCATCCTGAAGAACCTCTCTATCATCCGCCATCAGGAATAGATCCAGTCGCTTTGCCCAGTCCTCCATTGTCATCGGAATGTGACGTTCTGCGCGGTCCTCTGCTAAGTCCAGATAAGCAGATACAATACGCTCCAGTGAACGCATTTCCTTCTCTGAAAGATAATTCTTCGCAATGCTCACATCGCTTTTTACAATCTTACCTTCCGGTGCTGCTGCCCAAGTGGTTAATCCCATATGTGGCTTATCAGCATCGGCCCTCTCATAAATCAACTCCGCTGCTGTATGCCCGTGAACTGCATAATGCATCTTGTTTTGAACCTTTGCAAAGAACTGCTTTGTTGTTTTTGCTGTTCGGTCATAATCAAGAGCTGTAGCATAGATGTCTGTTATCTTCTGATAAAATCTACGTTCAGAGAGACGGATTTCTCGAATCTGCTCAAGCAAACGGTCGAAGTATTCTACCGTAAGCACAGATCCACCATTTTTCAGACGTTCGTCATCCATGACCCATCCTTTAATAGTGTACTCTTGTGCCGGAGAGCGATAAACGCCCGGCAATGAACACAGCAAAAAATGATTTTATGGAGGAATATGACAATGAGTAAAAATGCAAAAATGACAAATCCCATGAAGGTTATCACCGGTCCTAACACACGCTGGAGTTACGCCAACGTCTGGGAACCGAAATCCATCAACGGCGGCACTCCAAAGTACAGTGTCAGCCTGATCATCCCCAAATCTGACACCAAGACTGTCGCAAAGATTGAAGCTGCTATCGAGGCTGCATATCGTGAAGGTGAATCCAAGCTCAAGGGCAACGGCAAGTCTGTACCGGCACTTTCCGTACTTAAGACTCCTCTTCGTGACGGAGATCTTGAAAGACCGGACGACCCTGCTTACGCTGGCAGCTACTTTGTAAATGCCAACGCCACTTCTGCTCCGGGCATTGTGGATGCAGACCGCAATCCTATCCTCACTCGTTCTGAGGTTTACTCTGGAGTCTACGGTCGTGCCAGCATCAGCTTCTATGCTTTCAACAGCTCTGGTAATAAGGGCATCGCCTGTGGCCTTAACAATCTGCAGAAGATTCGTGATGGCGAGCCTCTTGGTGGTAAGGCTTCTGCTGAATCTGACTTTGCAACTGATGACGATGATGATTTTCTTGACTAACGGAGGTGACAAACTATGGAAACAATCATGATTAGCACAATTCTTGTAAACATCTGTATCGGCTGCTTCGCGTGTGTTGGCCTTACTACTGCAATCTCTATGATTCAGAGTATCATCAATGACCACAAACGCGAAAAGCGTGAACAGGAAAAGGACAAGCGTGATCTCGAATACCATGAAAAACGCATGAAAGACTTTAAGTAATCTATAAACCTGCTGGCGGTGGTTTTACTTACGCCAGCACCTCTTTCGACAAAAGGAGACAATCTATGAATGAATTTGCAGAAATCTTAAATCTATTTATTGCTAACGTCATCGCATACACCTTTTTTGTAGCGGTCTATGGCTTCATCATTTATAACGTAGGGAAAATTACTCTCTATCTTATCCGCTATGCGGTATACCACATCCGCCGTGACATCAATAAATACAAATCCAATAAAGATAAACAGTAACACGGCAGGCGGCAGGGATTTCTCTGCTGCCTGTTTTGTAGAAAGAACAATCTCATGGAAACACTCAGTATTGATATTGAGACCTACAGTGATGTGCCTCTTCAAAAAACAGGCGTCTATCGTTATGTGGAGTCTTCCAATTTTGAAATCTTACTCTTTGCCTATAGCGCAGACAGCCAGCCCGTTCGGGTCATTGACCTTGCCTGCGGAGAACAGATTCCAAAAGAAGTTCTTCTTGCCCTGGAGGATGAATCTGTCATCAAGTGGGCATGAGCTTTACTGTTGTTCCTTTCGGTCAGGGATTTAAGGATATGTCCCCGCCAACAAAGGAACTTATGAAGCTAACGCTAGAGCAAAAGATGGCCCACGGTGGTCATCCGGTACTCCGTTGGATGATGGATAATATCTATATCCGCACTGACCCGGCAGGCAATATAAAAGCTGACAAAGAAAAATCCACAGAAAAAATCGACGGAGCCGTCGCCACTATCATGGGACTTGACCGTGCGATCCGCTGTGGAAATAATACAGGCGCTTCTGTCTATGATGACAGAGGAATTTTATTCATATAAAAATGGAGCTCTTGTTTTCACACAAAAAGCTCCACTTCTGTTTATTTATTTGAATTTATAATTCCTTCGATATCTCGACCACCGTAGAATATTCGTGCTACTGTAACTGTCCTCTCTTTATCATCGACAAGATAATACACAATAAAGTTGTTTACCGGAAGCTGATGCATTTGCATCGAATGCCAAGGCTCCCATTCAACTAACGTATAACGAGCTGGCATGAAATCCAATGAACGAACTTCCTTTCGTATGCGCCCCAGCTGAGCTGCGGCCGTCTCCGGAACAAGAAGTTCATTCGCAATATACGAATAGATTTCACGTAAATCACCAAGTGCATCTACAGAATAGCCGACATTGTATCTATCCGTCATATGCCAAACTCCTTTGCAAGTACCGCGTCGACTTCATCTGCAGAATATACCTTTCCTGCTTTGATGGAATCAACACCCTTCTGGAGTTCTGCATCAAGTTCTTCTCTGGTCATTGCACCAACAGCTAATGGTTTAGAAGAAGGAAGTTTCAATTCAAACGGCATACCCTTTTTCAGTACGATCTGGCTATAAAGCATCTGAATTGCACTGGATGGAGAAATGCCAAGCTGAGAAAGAATGCTCTCAGCATTATCCTTGAGATTAGTATCTATTCTTGCATAAACAGCGGATGTATTTGCCATAGTATCGCCTCCTTTTTCTTTATTATATTCGCTTTTGCTTGCAATTGCAAGCATTTGCATAAACTATTTTATGACGAAACTTTGAATTTTATACGCCTCTTAAGGCAGAAAGGAATATTTATGGGATTTTTATCGGGTCTATTTCATTCCAGAGACAAGCCCATCAACAGTACCAATAGCAGTGCCTATCGCTTTCTCTTCGGTAGAAGCAACTCTGGCAAAGCCGTCAACGAACGAAGTGCCATGCAGATGACTGCAGTCTACGCCTGTAAGGCTGGTAACATTGATATGATTATTACCAAATCCATCAGCCGATTTGCTAGAAACACTCTGGACTGCCTGAAATACATCCGACAACTCAAAGACATGAATTCCTGTTCTGTTTGAAAAGGAGTCAATCAACACGATGGATGCTAAGGGCGAAATTCTTATCAGCATCATGGCATCTCTGGCCCAGCAGGAATCGCAGTCCTTAATTCAGAATATCAAGATGGGCTTACAATATCGCTACCAGCAAGGCAAGGTACAAATCAACCACAATCGCTTCCTTGGCTATACAAAGAACGCAGATGGGAATTTAGTCATTGATCCAGAACAGGCTGAAACTGTAAAACGTATTTATCGAGAATATTTAGAAGGTCTCAGTATGGACAAGATTGCCGCTGGTCTGGAGCGTGACGGTATTCTTACCGGTGCCGGAGGAAAAAAGTGGCACACAAACACCATCAACAAAATCCTACGCAATGAGAAATACATCGGCGATGCCCTGCTCCAGAAAACCTACACAACAGAACGAGCTGGTCCTTCAGGATGCTGTCGTCAAGGCAATCAACCAGATGCTAGGAGACAAAAGTAGCTATCAGGCACAGCTACAGCTAAACATTGCTTCAGTCATTCGAGCTTCGCAGGCAACTTCCGTTGAGAACATCGACGAGAAGCTTATGGCCTTGCAACAGGAGCTCATCCAGAAAGTTCAGAGCAAGGAAGCCTATGACGAGATTGCCGATGAAATATTCCGTCTTCGAGAACTCCGCCAGAAGACCACTATAGACACTGCCGCAAGGGATGAACAGATAAAGCGGATCAATGACCTGCAGGATTATATCGCACAGCAGACTACCCACCTCACCGAATTTGACGAATTGCTGGTGCGACGCTGGATCAAACAGATCACCATCTGGGATGACCACATCACCGTTGAATTGAAATCCGGTGTTAGCATCGATGTGGATGCATAAGTCCCATAGATGCACGAAACCCTCCTGACCGTGATGGCCGGGAGGGTTGTCTGTTATTTACCCCAAGGTAAAAATTTTGAAATAAAATATGGAATCTGATTGGCATTGAGCATCCATGAAATCACAATAATTATAGCAATAACCAAGCACGCAATATTCAATGCCTTAATATTGAACAGCTTTGCATTCTTCTCATTTATAGTAAAAATGAATTTAACCAAAATATAAATTACATTGATAAGAACAAATGCTAAGAAGTCAACAACCAACAGCAGTCGAAAAACACTAACCGCAGAAATATTTTGCAAAACTGAGTTTGAAAATGTAATACCCCCAACAAAAGCAAGTACAATTGCAGCAAAAATACCAAGTATAGAGATGTATTCTTTTTCAACACCTTTTATCTGCTTTTGCAGATTTTCTTTTGCTTCTTCAATGCTATCTGCAAAAATATTATTAACATTTTCAATCTGATGCAGAGCCAATTGAAAATGGTCATAAATCTTCACAATCATTTTTTTACAATCTTCACTTACCCCATTATTGTCATCAAGTGAATAAAGCAACAGTTTTTCCAAGTTTGTAGCAAAGATGCCTCTCTCAGGCATTTCTAATGAATAGACATAATTGCTTATCTCTGAATATAGAATCCTATCCAATTTATTTGTTGATGTAATATATGCAGATATATTTTCAACTGTTTTCTGCGGGTCATACTTCTGAGTATTCATGGACAATGCCTTACAAATTCCATTGATCTTCCTTTTAGTATTATTGAATTTTTTTGACTGCTCCAATGACATTGTTGTATTGTCTGTCGTCCGGAGCAATACATCCAAATTATCATCAGCCATTAAAATACTCCCTTATTGCCTTGATTGTAATCTCGTTATTTTGGTATGGCGCATACGCGTCAATCCATGGCGATTGTCTATGAGTCAATGATACAAGATCTGTTGCCGAGTAATCCGCAAACTTGTCAATAACTTTATCAATAAGAGCTTTATCCTCATCCGCAATGGTTGTATCCTCAAATTCAATCCGTTTAGAGTTCCATATATCATTTTCATCGAACATAATATATGATTCTATTGTAGGTATATCCCCACTTCCATACTGCTTATACTCATGGTATGCTTCTGGCACAACAGGTCCAAAGTCCCATGCTTCAATCTTCTCATCAAAACAAGGAGTGTGGTCTTTCTTTTTTGTCAGAAAATAAGCCTGAATAAAATAAAGCACTTTTTGAAGTTTTAAATTTGAAATTCCATAATCATGCTCATTGCTATAATTAATTACATGACGACAAACATCTAAAACCTTATAGCTCATCATATCGACCTCCTTCCTATGTAAATATATATTATATCACTATTATTATGTTTTGGGTGAACTTTTTGAAAATTTTATCATTAGCTATTCCACTGCCAAGTCTGCCTCTTAGTATCGAGTGGCTTGAACTGCGGTCGTTTCTGACAACAATCCCAGTGCCACAACCTATGACATCTAATCCACAGTCTAAACCCTACCGCATTTTTCCGACCATCCACTTTTTCTTCGGTCAGGCTGACAAGTAGATATGTTTCCATATAAGAAAACCGAGCTTTCCGCAAGGCTTCTCTGATGATGCTAACCTCGCAAAAAGCCCGGAAATACGCCACTTTTCAGCTTCTATTTATCTTTCCTTGACAGCAAACAAACCGTCTCAACGGTACTTTCATTGTCCCAACTAAGTTCTTCTGTTTCCGCACCATTAAAATACACCGGAAAACGGAACTTAATGTGCTTCAGGAATCTGCCATCTGGCTGCTCCTGCTCGTAAATGTCCACCTGTTCTACAAAACTGTTAAGAAATTCTTTCTTCTCCATGTCGGTGAACTTATCATATAGTTTATCAAAATACAGCAAGAATTGGTAGACGTTATCTTCTGATATTCTCTTCTGTTTGATATTTAGCAGACGGTTCTTAACCTCACTGATGCTGTTCTCCACACCCTCGATTTCATCATAAAGGCGATACAATCTTGTCTCCATATCCTGATATTTTTTCTCATAAAAACGGTCTGTAATATCCAGACTGTCCATCTGCTGTCCAAGCCGGTTCTTTGCTCCTGTCAGCTGTCGGTGTTGTTTTTCTAATTCTTCAATTTCCTTTTCCACTTCCGATGTGTCAATCCTTGCACCGATTTTACTCAAAATGGCTTCTTCAAATTTGGGATTTTGCACCAGCTTCCGGATTACTTCTTCTACCGCATCGTTCACCTTATCTTCGCTCCACTGTTTACGGTAGCTGCAATTATGTCCATCCACCAATCTCCGATGCTTGCAGGCATAATAAAAATAATCCTTATATAACGTACCGTCCTTTCGTTTTTTCCGATTGACATTCCCATACATTCCACTGCCACACAGAGGGCATTTTAAAATGCCGGATAAGATATGTTCATGTTCCAGACTGTGGGTCTTTTCATAGGATACTCCTGTTTTCTGACGTTTCTGATGTGCCAGTTCCCAATCCTCTTCGGAAATGATTCCTTCATGGATACCATCGTTCAGCATATATTCTTCCTGCTTCACAATCCGGTATTCATTTCTTGTTCCGGGAACTTTCTCATTCTTTCTGCGGCCAAATGCCAGCTTTCCACAGTAGACCGGATTATCCAGAACACCTTTGATGAATGAAGTTGCAAAAGCATCCAGCGTATTATTCTGTCTCTTTTTCTTTTTATATCCATGCTGGTTCAGCCATGATGCAATTGCACTCATTCCCATATTGGTATGGATAAATTTATCATAGATCAGCCGGATTACCTCTGCCTCATCTTCTGCAATCTGAAGTTCTCCATTCACCAGTTTATAACCATATGGGGCAAATCCACCGTTCCATTTTCCTTCTCTTGCTTTCTGTTTCCGTCCTTCCATCGTCTGCACCAGAATATTCTCACGTTCAATTTCTGCCACAGCTGACAAAACGGAAATCATCAGTTTTCCACTGTCTTTAGAACTGTCAATGCCATCCTCTACACAGATCAGATTTACTCCAAAATCCTGCATCCTCTGCAATGAATTCAAAACGTCCGCAGCATTACGCCCAAATCGTGACAGCTTAAATACCAATACAAACTGTATATTATCTGTACCACTTTCAATATTGTCCAACATCCGTTGAAATTCCGGTCTGCCTTCTACACTTTTGCCGGATTTTCCTTCATCCGCAAATTCCTGTACAATCTCCATGTTCTGATACTCTGCATATTTTCGCAGTTTATCTCTCTGAGCATCCAGACTGTAACCATCCACCTGCATGGTGGTGGAGACTCGTATATATACATAACATCTAATTTTCTTATTTTTCATTAACATTTACCTCATTCATTAGAGTTTTTATTGTCCCAACTAAATTTTATCATTTGTTCCAACCGTATTCAATACTTGATTTTCATAAATTTTTAAACCCAATTGACATATTTTTTCCAAAAACATATAATAATGATAGAGACAGAAAGACCTGTCATCGTAAATATTGCCCGCCCACCGTTGGCGGCTTATAAGTGATCGACTCGAAAATATTGCTCGCTCACCGGAAGCGTCTAATAAATATCCGGTTCGAAAATTATTTAGAATTATTTCTGTTTTCGATATTGTGTTTTTATCGCGCATTGCATATACTATAAATGCACAAAAAGCCAGAAAAAGAGGAGGTGTTAGTATGGCTACTTCAAGTATTACTCATAATTTTGTCGTATCCAATCCAAAAAGCGTAAAACGTTTTGTCGCAGCGATTGACGAAGCCGATCGTGACCGCACACCAAAGCAGACACTTCCCGGACGTCAGTTAACGAACCCACAGGAAATCTTAGCTTTAATGTCAAAAAGGAAGAAACAACATGTCTGATAAATACTTTACCGTTAATATTCGGGCATATTTGGATAAAGACGAACCGACATATATCGGAGAGGAAAGTCTTTACGACTTGCTCTCCGATTTTTCTTGTCCTGAAAACCCCGATGTGGAATACTTCTTATTACATAATGCGATTGAGTTTACCAAAAAAGATCAATCCATCACTTATCTGGTATTTGATGCCGAAGATGCTTCATTGGTTGGCTATTTTTCCCTTACAGTAAAACCAATTTCTGTCCAGGCTTCAAATATCAGTAAAACAATGGCAAAGAAGCTGTCCCGTGTCAGTATTCTGGATGAAGAAACACAGTCTTACACCACAGCAGCTTACCTGATTGCCCAGTTAGGAAAGAACTATTCTCTTCCAAAGGAAAAACGGATTCCAGGGAACATTCTACTGGGATTTGCACTGGAGACCATATCCAATCTCCAATATTCCGTAGGCGGTGTTATGGAATTTCTTGAATGTGAGGATAATGAATTTCTTCTGAACTTTTATACGCAGAATCATTTCAAGCCATTTGACACTCGTATTACTTCTTCCCAGAACAATGAGCCACATACTCTTCATCAGCTTTTAAAATTTATCTGATTGGAAATACACGAAAAAAAGCGACAGCCCTGAAATTTTTATCTCAGGAAGCTGCCGCTTCTTTTTTCTTTTCATTTTCTTCTTTTTTCTCCTGTCCATTGTTTTCCTTATCTTCCTCCAGTTCCCGGAGCAGCTCTTCGCCATATTTATCTATCATCCGCACAAGAAAATCAATGCACCGTTCAAATTCTATATTCTGTTTCACAAGCTTCTCCTTCCCTGTTTTTTATTCTGTGGTCATTCTACAGGAAAGTTTCTGGCTTCTCATTGAACAGAAATTGAGAGTGAATTGACTATTTCTCATTTATTTTGGTTCATATAATTGAAATACCATTGTCCAGAACATATGTTTGTGTTATGATATAGGAAGTTTAGTACCTAATACAAACAGAATTGATACGAAAAGGGGGGATTGCGTTTGGATCGATGCGATTTTAGCTCTATAATGACATGTTTGAAAAATCATATCAGCGAAAGTAACCAGATGAACCAGCCTGAATTTTTATATGAAGTATTTGAGGATTTTATGGACAGCCCGGAAAGCAAAGATTTTTCTTTTGACAATGGGCTGGTCTGCCGGTGGATGACCGGACAGGCGAAGATCAGTCCCAAAATCTGCACTTACTATGCAAGACCAAGCAAGCAGGAAAAGCTGGCTGAAACACTGCAGCATAATCTTATACCATTAATGACCGACTGTAACAAAGCACTGCAGGATGTTTATCTCCTGTTCATGCAGGATGCCACAATCTCCGAAGCAAAAAAGAAAAAGCTGGCAGCCCTTTACAAGCCGATTGATTCACGGCTTCTCTTTCTGGCAAAACTGATCTCCTTTGGTATGGAACGCCAATTTATCAAACGGGACACCAGAAACCAAAAGCTGCTTGCAGGCGGCTCTCTCTCCCCGGTTATTCTGGATTACATCATGGACAGTGAAGTTCCCAGACCATGCCGCCATTTTCTTGGAAGAGAAGAAGAACTGGACGAATTACATACAATGCTGGAAGAAAACAGCAAAGTATTTCTCTATGGAATTGCCGGGATTGGAAAGAGTGAACTGGCGAAAGCATATGCAAAGCAATACAAAAAATATTATACGAACATCCTGTATGTGGAATATGCCGGTGATTTACATCAGGCTGTCACAGACATGGATTTTACCGACGATCTGCCGGAAGATGGGGAAGAAGAACGTTTCCGGAAGCACAACCGGTTTCTCCGTTCTCTGAAAAATGATACACTGCTCATCATAGACAATTTCAACGTCACTGCCACGCAGGACCGTTTTCTGCCGGTGGTTCTGAAATACCGGTGCAGGATTCTATTCACGACCAGAAGTAAATTTGACGGACACTGTATCCTGCAGTTAAAAGAGATCAGGAATCCAGCCAGCCTGTTTCAACTGGCAGCTGCATTTTATTCTGAAGCAGAAGTACACCAAACACTGGTGGAAGAGATTATAGAAATCGTCCATCGCCATACCTTTGCAGTAGAGCTGGCTGCAAAACTGTTGGAAAATGGGATTTTACCTCCGGAGCGCTTGCTGGAAAAGCTACGTGAAGAAAAGGCATCCCTTGAAAATGAAGATAAAATCAGTGCCATCAAAGACGGGCAAAACAGCAAGGCTACTTACTATAACCATATCCACACTCTGTTTTCTCTTTATTCCATATCCGTGGAACAACAGGAAATCATGCGGAACCTTTGCTTTCTGCCTCCTGCCGGTATTTCCGCCCGTATTTTTGCTGACTGGCTTAGATTAACTGACTTAAATGACATCAATGACCTGATTGAAACAGGTTTTGTACAAGCAACTACACGGCATACAATTTCCCTGCATCCGTTGATTCAGGAGATTGCCCTTTCAGAAACAAAACCTTCGGTCACAGCCTGCCATACTTTGCTTGATTCTCTGCAAAAAATATGTCTGATGCATGGAACGGAAGTCAGCTATTATAAAAAACTGTTTCAGACAGTCGGGAATATCATGCGGATGATGGAAAAAGATGATCTGACCAAGTACCTGCTGTTTCTTGAGGATGTCTTCCCATATATGGAGAAATACCGTTACAGGAAAGGTACGAAAGAGATTATCCTGGAGATGAAGCAACTTTTGAAAGGGAATGAAAACGGTAGTGCTACCGACCGTGCATTATTACTGGACTATCAGGCATGTATGGAAACAAAGCCGGAAAAAGCCATCAAACTGGAAAAAGAAGCCCTTGCACAGATCAAAGAAATCACAGAGGACAATGCCCACCTTGTCTCCAACCTTCATGCGAATCTGGGCGGTCTTTACCGCATGAATGGTCAGGCAGAGCTTGCAAAAGAACACATGGAAAAGGGTATCTTCCTGCTTGAGCAGTACCAACTGCTTTATACCAATGACAGCATTCCCCAGATCAACAATTATGCTGCCTTATTGACAGAATTGCAGGAACCGGAACGGGCAATGGCTGCTCTCCAGAAACTTGCCCAGATCATCAAAGAATACAACTCCGATACCTGTCTGAACTATGCCCAGGTACAGGAATCCATGGGAAATATCTGCCTGATCACAGCAAATATCTCACAGGCTAAAACCCATTTCAAAAAAGCCATGAAGATTTACGAGAATGTCTGGGCAGATGAGCCGGAATTGATTGAAGAGAAATATCAGGAAATTCAGGAACTGTATCCACAGGTAGGCATCGCACTGGCAAGGGGAATCCTGGCTTCCAAAAAATAA